TACGAAAACTGGCAAAAAGGTGGTTCAAACATCATGCGAAACGGGTTGACCATACCCGTAATCTTTCGCTAATATTTTATCCACAACGGCATGTCGATAATGCAGCAAATGGTGCTGAGGACTGGTGAGACAGTCCTTAACACCATTTATAAACGAATACCACTCTAAATGTGTCAAGCGGTAACGTTTACATAAATCCGCATCTTGTTTATAACCTAAACTCTGTGTAATAACATAATAAGGCATCTCTACTTCAACATCACTAACACAATTGTACTTTGCAGCCAATAAATCGTGCAGTGTGTTGCTATGCATGTTATTATATGCATGAATCTTTGTCGACTCAAATGCAAATGAGCGATTATATAAAGTTTGGCGCTTACCACCACTACGTACTTTCGGCACATCGCGTTTCGACCAACCGCACATGCGCAAATACGGACCCAAATTTATAAACGGTTTATAATTCTCATCGGGAGAAAATTTTAAAAATTGGAAATCCTGTAGAAACTCTACATTGTCAATTGTGACTGAATATCCAACTTGAGAAATCAAAACCGGCAAACGCGCCCGACAATCATCAACAGTTTGAAAATTAAATCTACTCACATGTGTTGCCATCCACAACTGAGACAAATTGTTGATTATAGTCGTCAACGTTGACCCACTATACAACCGTGGAACGTTCGGTGATAAAACAGCACAAACAACCCCATGGGTATTTGCCACACGTAATGGCATGGACAATTGCTGAATACACTTTAGCATACACTCAGCAAAATACCCCGTGTCCTTGACAATATATGACAAGGAATCGAAAATCTCGACTTGGTGCGATGAATCAGCACTCGCTATATCCAAATTACACTTCATCACACCATCACCACACCGGATAGACAATATGGCATCATCACTAAAATAATGCCAATTCACCTTCTTAGAACACACATCAACTTGGCGGAAAGCATCAGACAACTCCTGAGCGTCTGGGGTAGCATGAAATTTACAATCCACTTCACTCGAAAATTCATACTGAGCCATGAATTTCTTGAAAAATTCACAGCACACGCCGGCAACTAAACTGCCCTCAACACCAATATCACAAATGTTCCTCGGTTTCTTACCATATTTAGCCCACTCCGAATTTTTAATTTTGGTTTTAATCTGTTTTGCATTGAGTGTCAACCACCCTAAACGCAAGTCAATGTCTGCTTTCGCTGACATTCTTAAATCACGTTTCACGTGAGGTAACGTCGGATATTCAAACTGCTTATCAAACCAATCACAAAAATTACTATAAAAATAATCCTTGAAACTGGCTTGCAAGTGTGCCAACCTACGCTTCCATAACCGTGTACGTGCAAAGTCTCGTGTGAGCACTTAGA